AGGGATCCCTCCTTGTTTGTGATATCCCAAGCATAGCATACGAACCGTGGGATGGCAAGAGCGCACCAGCCGCACTCAAAATTTTTCAAAAAGGTATTGACAAAGCCCGGCAGTATATGCTATAGTAATTCGTGCCTGTCGAGAGCATATGGCGGCGTAGCTCAGTTGGCTAGAGCATGCGGTTCATACCCGCAGTGTCACCGGTTCGAATCCAGTCGCCGCTACCATCGCGGGAGAGATGGAAACATCTCTCCCGCACCCCTCGATAGGGTTATGGCCCGTTGGTCAAGTGGTTAAGACACGGCCCTTTCACGGCTGTAACATGGGTTCGAGTCCCGTACGGGTCACCACTTCGGCAATCCGTATGGGTTGCCGAATATACGGAGGCTTAGCTCAGCTGGTTAGAGCGCCTGCTTCACACGCAGGAGGTCACTGGTTCGAGTCCAGCAGTCTCCACCAAGAAAAACCTCGTAACCATGCGGATTACGAGGTTTTTTCATTTTCTGACTTTTTGGCATTTGTTAGTAACGTGTTAGTAACCGCGTTTATCAGCGTTTCCGGGTCAAGGTGTGTGTAGACATTGGCGGTGGTGGAATAATTGGCATGGCCGAGGACTTTTTGAAGAATTTCAGGGGCAAGACCTTCCTTGACTGCGCGGGTGGCGTAAGTGTGCCGCGTGGCGTGGGGGGTCTTTCTTTTTATCTTGAGCTTTTCCAGCAGCGGGTAGTAGTCCCGGCGGCGGAAGTTGGCGGGCACTTTCTGCCCCTCGTAGTCGGATAGGAGCAGATCGCCATCGGCCTTCTGGGCGAAGTATTCAAAGTACGGCTTTCCCTCCGGCCTGATGGGAATAATGCGATTCCGGCCGGCTTCTGTTTTCTCGCCGCCCACCACATAATCCTTGTGGTAGTCCTTCAACGGCAAGCTGAACAACTCGCCGATGCGCATGCCGGTGGCAAGGAGCATGAGCACGATCTTGGCGGCGTCGCTGCCGTCCTTCTCCAGCTTTTTGATCTCGGCGGCGGTGAAAATCTCTTTTTCCTTTTTGACGTTTTCCGGCAGCTTGACAAACCGGGCAAAGTTGGTGGTGCAGATCTCCTCGCGCACGGCCCATGTGGACATTTGGGTAATAAGCTGCTTGTATTTATTCACCGTGGAATGGCTCTTATCCATGTACTTGTCAAGGACGGCCTGAAAGTCTGCGGTGCGGAGGCTGCGGAACTTCCGGTCGTGCAGCGGCTCGAATACATCATAGGCGCGGTCGTAGGATTCAACGCCCTTCTCGCCGATCTCGCGGTAGTGTTCCACCTTCCATTCCTCAAAGACTTCCTTGAAGGTCATATTATACCGTTCGGTAAGGCTTTTGCCGGAGAGCTTTTCCAGTGCGGCCAGCGCGTCGGTTTTCTTTTCGTAGTAGCCAATGATAACACGGTTCTTGGAGGCTGCCCACGGCTTTTTGCGGCGGCCTGAGAGCTTATAGACACTTCCGGCACCGTTGGGGCGCTTCAACGCCTTGCGGGGCGCTGCGGCCTGCTTTTTCCCGCACCACGGGCAAAAGGCGGATGAATCCGGCATTTCCTGTTTGCATGTTTTGCAAAGCATTTGACATTCCTTTCCGGGTATGCTACCATAAAAGGGTAGACTACTCCCTGTGGTAAGGCGGATATGTTCTACACGACTGCTCCGGTCTCGCACACCGGGGCAGTCTTTTTTTGTTTTATGATACTATTCGGGCGTAGAAGAAAGAAGCTCCTCCATGTTTTTAAGAAGCTCTTTCGCCAGATTACCGGTTAAAATAACGGAAGAAACGACCTCTTCTTGTGTCTCCGTGATACTATTATCCCCGCGGCTGAAAACAGGAGAAGATTGTGTAAAATGAAGAAGAACCTCGCTCTGGTCATTCTTGACAGAGATCTGGAATCCGTTTGCATAAGCGTACATATTGAACCTCCTTACATTTCCTTCAACTCTGTGGATTGATATACAGGCGGTGTTGTTGCTCTGGTATGCCATTTCCCGGGGAAAGTTGCTGTTGTCGCCTGCGACTGAATATGGGCGGGTGTATGGGGAACGATAGGAGACTGGAGCGACAGGCCTAATTTTGACGCGATTTTCACCAGAGATTGGAGCGTAAAGTTACACTCACCCTTTTCCCACTTGGAAACCATGCTTTGAGAGACTTCCATAAATTCGGCGAACTGCTTTTGAGTCATACCTCGTTCGATACGTTGAGTGATGATTTCACCGCAAATAATTGCTTCTAAACTAGCCAGTGTGGCTTCCTCTGCGGAGAGCGAGGCGGAAAGCCCCGCCAACAGATCGTTCATACCTTGAGACATCTTAAAACTCCTCCTTAAACCGTTGCAACCGCGAAAGTGCTGGATCAATATACGGGGTGTAATCCGTTTTGCGCTTACCTTCCCGCTCATAGAAGGCAAGAAGCAAAACCGGCTTGCGGTTTGGGAGAAACGAATACAAAATGCGAATGTTAAAGCCTTTCCCAGCTAAGTGCATACTGTATAAACCGCTTTTGATCGGCTCAAACTCCTTATGTCGTGTCGCCTCAACACCGAGAGATAGCAGTATGCGCAGGCGCAGTAAAATAAGCCTGAACACAGCTTCTTCGACACCGGACTCAGCAATTAAAGCCAGCAGTTCCGGCAATAATTCCTCAGAGGCATCGATGGATGCAAAATAGTCCTGAAGATAGCTCAATACTTCATCTTTGTTCATTCGGTTCTCCTTTGCAATATAGTATTACCTATAAGTAATACTATATTCGCATAATATTACCTGACGGTACAAAAGTCAATCCGGTTTTATGATATTTGTACAAAATAACGAAACGATATGCCGTTATTCCGTTATTTGTTTGTTTTTTTTGAAGGTTCTGCCGTAAATTGGTCAAGGTAAATAGTCCTGATTTCAATCCACACGCCCGCGAGAGGCGTGACATAGCATCAGAGAGAAAGCGGCGCTTAGTCAAGATAGATAATCCTGAAAGAGGAAATTTGCATCGACCTTCAGGGCACCGAACAGGGCGCACAGCACCTGCGGCTTCGGGAAGCTGATGCCGTTTTCATAGTTGGTGATGGCGCTGGGGGTTACACCCACCAACGCGGCCAACTCCTTGCAGGACATGCCACGCTTTTTTCGGGCTTGTTTGATGCGGATACCGATACTCATAGTCGTTACTCCTCTATATCGTATTCATAAAGGGCGTCAGCATATCCTTCTTGATAACCGTCATATGAACCTTCGTCATAACCAGATTCTTTGCCAGCCTCAAAGCCTTGCTCATACCCGTCCATATTCCCCTCGGCCCAGCCCTCTTGATAGCCTTCTTCCCAAGCGTTGTACCGAATCGTGTCGATGTCTTCACGGGTATAGCAGCCGGAAAGGGCGAAAAGGGAAGCAAGGATAAGGAAAAGAATGAAAGTCTTTTTCATATAGCACTCCTTGGTGGCCTTCTTATTCGGGAAACTTATCGTGTACATGGAAATTGCACAAAGACTTTAGAATTTTTCGGTACGGAGCGACCCACGTCGTGTCAGGGAGAAGTGGGCGACATTTTCTGCACGGCTGGGCATTCCGTGGCAAGTTGATTGCATTTATCGGACAATCAGCAGAGAAATACCTGCACCCCGGATCGTGGTAAATATCTCCCCTGTGGTTTAGCCACACAGTATATCGGCCAAAAGGCCCGATATCATCATTTGAGTAGGGAAGTAGGTCAGCGGCAGACAGGTAAGAATCGGCGGGAACATGACATGAGCGCCGAAGATCGTCCACATTGATATTTGCCAGACGTTGATAGCCGGCCTTGATTTCATCTAATTCTGCTCGCAATTGTGTGGCCATTTTTCTTGACCTGCCGGATAAGACAAAGGCACAACTCTTGCAGAAGTTGCGTATGTGCGATATAGCCCAATCAAAGAAACCAAATACGCCTAGCAGAAACAAAAGAAAAATGATAAGGCCCGGACTGATTTGAAAACCGCTGTCGGTATCATCAGTTTGTGGTTCCGTGCGTGTGACATTTGAGGAGCTTGAGCCGCCGGATGTACCTGAATTCCAGCCTGTGCGGTCGTCATAATCATATGGACAAATTCCACCGGTGTGCTGGTGGGCGGGATAACCGTGGTGATAGTGGTATTCGCCTGTGGAACGGTCGTAGTGTCCGCCGTTACTGTCGGTACGGCCTGGATGGGCAAAGACGACGACAACGCAGCAGAGGCAACAGACAATGCAAAGCAGCAGTTTTTTCATCGTATCACACTGGTAAAGGCAACGGCTTTACCCAAAATGCGGATATTGTTCATCTCCTCACCCCGGTACACCATGGGCTTGTACTGGGGGTTTTCTGCTTCCAGAGAAATGCAGTCGTCATAGATGTATACGCGCTTGAGGGTGGCTTCATCACCGATCAGGACGGCGGCAATCTCGCCATGCTCCACGGATTCCTGCTGACGGATGTACACAATGTCACCGTCAAAAATACGGGCGTTAATCATACTGTCGCCCTTGCAGCGGAGGGCGAAATCGGCACGAACGTGGTCGGGAGCCTCTACAGTCCCGTCCAGATTTTCCTCGGCCAGAATGGGCGTACCGCAGGCAATGGAGCCGACCAGCGGCACCTTTCGCATGGCAGGCATGGGAATGATGTTGGAGGGCATATGAGCTTCGTGTTCTTCATTCCAACCCATGATAATAGAGGGAGACATCTTGAGAACGCTCGCAAGAGATGCGATGCGGCTTCTCTTCATGTTGGCAATATCGCCAGATTCCCATCTTGACACGGTGGCCTCGCTAACACCAACGGCATTTGCCACGTCAAGCTGCGTCAATCCGAGTTCGGTACGCCGATTTTTTAGAATATCTTTAATTTCCACAGCGACACCTCCTGTTTTTCATATGTTACCACCAACAAATCGCATTTGCAATACGTAAACGCAAAAAAGAAGAAAAAACTTGCGTTTACGTATTGACTTGCGGAAAGACAGGTGCTATACTAGCTTACGTAAACGCAAGTTAAAGCCAACAGGGATGGGAGGTGAAGATTGTGTTTAATCGAAATGCGTTCCGCGCAAAGGTGGTAGGAGCCGGTATGACACTTTCCGGCCTAGCCTCTGAAATCGGTATCAGTGACGCAAGTCTTAATAGAAAGATGAGCGGGAAAAGCGATTTTACGAGACTGGAAATCCAGCATATCCGGATGGTTCTTCGGATGACACCTGACGAAGCGGACGCCATTTTTTTTGCGCCAGAACTTACGTAAACGCAAGAGTGGCGTAAAAAAACAGCCCGCACGGGGTACTTGCCTTTTATGGAGCGCCCGAGGGAAGGAGCGTCAGATCGGAGAGCATACCCTCGATGGCAATCACGTCCTTTCCCGCCCATGGGCGTTCCCTAAAGGGTAAGTACCAGTATGACAGAGCGGGCACCCAAACGCAAAAGAAACGCATAAAAACAGCCCGCGGACGGCGGGCGGGGAGGTGAAAAAAGGTGCTGATATGGGCGGGGCTGCTGCTGGATGCAACGGCGTTGGCAATCAACGCCTTATGGCTGGTGAAGCTGATCCGATCAGCGGGGGAAGAAGTACGCAAGCGCCGCAAGGATGGCCGCGACTACACTCGCTACAGCAGCTATTACGGCTACTATCTTCGTAGTGCGGTTCTCGGCGCGAACATAGGTGCGCTCGTTTGTATGCTCCTCCGTGTCTGTAGCAAGCTTTGAGCGGTAGGCACGGCCTTTGGGCGTGAGAACGACCTGAGAATACGCGGTCAGGCTGGCGCTGATATAACCGCCGTCTTTGAGCATTTGCAGGAAACCATCGGTTTCCAGAATGCTGGGGAACGCATTGAGGAGGTCTGCGTAATCCGCGTGACCGCCGTGGTCACACAGGTAATTCAAGATTTTAAGTTCCACAAAAACACCGCCTTTCCTCTCAATTCTACCATGAAAGGACAGACGGCACAAGAAAAACCACCTTACCACAGGAAGGAGATACCAATGATCGAGACATTAACACTGAATCAAACCGCCGCGTATCTGCGGCAGCAGGGCCTGAGCATTTCTAATCCGGCGCTGGCCAACGGCATCCAGCAGGGGCAGTATCCGTTCGGCATCTGCATCGTCAGCGCGGAGGGCTGCCGGTCGTTCCAGATTTTCAAGACCCTGCTGGACAAATGGATCGCAGAAAGGACGGTGTGCGCATGATCGCTTACATCATGATCTATATCGGGGCGCTGACTGTGGCCGTGAAGCTGATGCACCTGATCGACCGGCTGGAAGGGCGGCGGTGATGAGCAGTGGAGACATATCTTGAATTTCTCCGCTCCAAGATCGTGCTGGCCAGCGAAACGGGCTTTACGCTGCCGCCGGAGGAGATCAACCCGGCGCTGAAGCCGCACCAGCGGGCCGCTGTTGTGTGGGCACTGCGGGGCGGCAGGCGGGCGCTGTTTGAGAGCTTCGGTCTCGGCAAGACTGTGCAGGAGCTGGAATTCTGCCATCAGGCGGTGCGCCACGAGGGCGGCAAGGCGCTGATCGTGCTGCCGCTGGGCGTCCGACAGGAGTTCACGCGGGACGCGGTGGAGCTGCTGCATTACGCGGCGCCGGAGTACATCACCAGCATGGCGGAAGCGGACAGCGCCGCCGGAGATATCTTAATGACCAACTATGAGCGGGTGCGGGACGGGGACATAGATCCCACGCGGTTTACGGCCGTGGCGCTGGATGAAGCGTCGGTGCTGCGTTCCTTTGGCAGCAAGACCTACCAGACGTTTCTGCCGAAATTTCAGGGCGTGAAGTACAAGCTAGTTTCCACGGCGACACCATCGCCCAACCGGTACAAGGAGCTGATCCACTACGCCGGGTATCTGGAGATCATGGACACGGGACAGGCTCTGACACGGTTTTTCCAGCGGGACAGCACCAAGGCCAACAACCTGACGCTGTACCCCCACAAGGAGGATGAGTTCTGGCTGTGGGTGTCCAGCTGGGCGCTGTTCATTGGGAAGCCCTCTGACCTGGGCTATGACGACACCGGCTATGCACTGCCGCCGCTGGATGTGCGGACGCATATCGTGCGGGGCCGGTACGGCGAGGACGCTGACCGGGACGGCCAGTTCAAGCTGATGCACGACGCGGCGGTATCGCTGGCGGAAGCGTCACGGGAGAAGCGGGAGAGCATTGACGAGCGCGTGGCCGTGGCGAAAGAGATCGTGGACAGTGATCCGGAAGCGCACTTCATTCTCTGGCACGATCTGGAGGCGGAGCGGCACGCCATTTGTAAGGCTCTGCCGGACACCGTGGACATCTACGGCAGCATGGACTATGCCGAACGGGAGAAGCGGGTGATCGACTTCTCGGAGGGCCGCTGCCGGCTGTTTGCCACCAAAAAGAGCCTGAGCGGCAGCGGGTGCAACTTCCAGCGCCATTGCCACAGGGCGATTTTCGTCGGTATCGACTATGAATTTAACGATTTCATTCAGGCGGTACACCGCATTTACCGTTTCCTCCAGACGGAGCAGGTGGTGATCGACATTATTTACACGGCGGCGGAAGATCCCATCTACCGTGTGCTGATGGAAAAATGGAAGCAGCATGAGTACCTGCAAGGCAAGATGCGGGAGATCGTGCAGAAATACGGCTTGAGCGGTTCCGCCCAAACGGAGCGCATGGCCAGAAGCATAGGAGTGGAGCGCGTGGAAGTGAAAGGCAAAAATTACACGCTGGTGAATAACGACTGCGTGGAGGAAACGGCAAAGATGGCCGAAAACAGCGTGGACATGATCCTGACCTCCATCCCGTTTTCCAACCATTACGAATACACCCCCAGCTATAACGACTTCGGCCACAACGAGGATACCCGCCGGTTCTTTGAGCAGATGGACTATCTCAGTCCCAACCTGCTGCGGGTGCTGAAGCCGGGGCGCGTGTTCTGCTGCCACGTCAAGGATCGGGTGCTGTTCGGCAATGCCACCGGCATGGGAATGCCCACCATGGAGCCATTTCACGCCATGTGCATCCGGCACTATATGCAGCACGGCTTTGCCTATTTCGGCATGATTACGGTGGTGACGGATGTGGTGCGGGAGAACAACCAGACGTACCGGCTGGGCTGGACGGAGCAGTGCAAGGACGGTTCCAAGATGGGCGTCGGCTGCCCGGAGTACATTCTTTTATTCCGGAAGCTGCCCACCGACCGGAGCAAAGCCTACGCCGACGAGCCGGTACATAAGACCAAAGAGGAGTACACCCGCGCCCAGTGGCAGATAGACGCTCACGGGTATTGGCGCTCCTCCGGCGACCGACTGGTGACGAAAGAGGAGATCATGGCCATGGACACCGGCAAGATCCAAGCGGCCTACCGCAAGTACAGCCGAGGCACGGTGTATGACTACGCCGAACATGTCCGCATGGCGAAGGAGTTGGACGAAAACGGGAAGCTGCCCGCCACCTTCATGGTGGTGGCTCCCGGAAGCTGGACGGATGAGGTATGGGACGACATTAACCGGATGCGCACCCTGAATACCACCCAGAGCCAGCGCCGCCAGCAGCTCCACGTCTGCCCTCTCCAGCTGGATATCGTAGACCGCTGCATCAACCGATACAGCAACCCCGGTGACCTTGTGTATGATCCCTTCGGCGGGATCGGCACGGTGCCGCTGGAGGCGGTCAAGGCGGGGCGAAAGGGTCTTGCCTGTGAACTGAACAACGGCTATTTCCGGGACGCTGTGGGCTACCTGCAGGAGTTCGAGCGGGAGGACATGAACATTTCCCTGTTCGACCTGATGGGGGAGGTGTCGGGATGAGTGTAAAGCGAAAGGTCGTGGACAAGCGGCTGACGCTGTTCCGCACCTGCGGGATCTGCGGGAAGAGCTTCGTTACAACGGCGGATACGCCGTGGGTGCGTCAGGTGCCGCGAGACGGGAAACGGCAGGCCACCACCTACTACTGCTCCACGACCTGTTATCAGGCCAGCTACAAGTACAAGGGGTGGTATGACGGGAAAACCGAGGAGCGCCGCCGGGAGCGGGAGAAAAAGCGTCCTGACCGGTCGGCATATAACCGCCAATGGCGAGACAAAAACCGCGACCATGTACGGGAATACAACCGCGAGTATCAGCGCCAGTACCGGCTTACAGACCCGGAGGGCTACAAGGCGGACAGGCAGTACCAGTACAAAAAAGCCCGCCTGAAGGCGAAACAGGGGGTGGTGGTATGAGCGTGATGCTGGAGCACCAGAGCGTACCGCAAAGCCCCTGTACGCCGGACTGCCCGGACAGAAGCGGCGACTGCATGCTGCACTGCTCCCACGGGTACGCCGAGTATCGGGCGGCGCGGGACAAGGTGTATGCCGCACGGGCCGCAGCCGCCGAGGCTTCGCGGGACGCCAGCGCCGGAAAGCGGAAAGCCTCCGCGAAGAAGGCCCGGATGGCTCACAGACACAAGAGATGATTTTGCGGGCAACGCCCGCTGAAAAAGGAGGAATTATTTTGCAGATCGAAAATCGAGAAGAAGCCCAGCGGTCTATCTTGCAGATGTGCCGGGGCGCCTTTCAGGAGCGCGTGGACTACGAGATGCCGCACCTGATGGAAAACATCTTCGACCCCAACACAGCCGCCAAGGCAAAGCGCAAAGTGACCATCACGCTGGAGCTTTGCCCCGACGACACACGCCAGAACATCGTGGTCAACTGTCTGGTCAAGACGACGCTGGCCCCGTCCAACCCCGCCACCACGATGCTGTACGCCGTGGACGAGCATACGGTGGTGGAGATGGTGCCGCAGATTCCCGGCCAGATTGCCGTTGACGGCAGCGAACAGGAAGCACCGGCCCGCTTGAAGCTGGTCAATTTTGAATAAAAAGGAGAAAGAATCATGTTGAAGGAAGCCATTGAAAAGATCGAGGAACTGGCAAAGCCGATCATTCTGGACAAGGATGGTTGCACCTACGCCGTGAACAAAGACGGCGAAGCGCAGGAGATCATCCCGGAGGCGGTCTATCAGAGCTGCCTGTCTCTGAACAGTCTGGACGCGCTGGTGCAGATGGTCAGGACGGAGGGCGTCAGCGTTGATCGCTGTGCGGACAAGCTGTATCTGTCCGTGAAGGATCACATGACCGTGGCCTGCTTCGGCCATCCGCAGAAGGACTTGCGGGAGGAGCGTATTAACTACTATGAGGCACAGGCGAAGGACGTTCCCGGCTGGGACGGCGAGGTGAAGATGGCCTTTGACAAGGCGGCTGTGGCCTTGCAGACCCGTTTTCAGGATGGCGGCGACCGCGATTACACGCTGACGCTGCTGAGCCAGATCACTTGCGGCGCGAAGGTCACTTACAACGACATTGGCGTGGCGACGACAGTGGTCACACAGAAGGGCGTTTCGCTCCAGCAGAACAGCACCATCCGCCCGCTGGTGAAGCTGCGGCCTTACCGCACCTTCCAGGAGGTGGAGCAGCCGGAGGGCCTGTTCCTGATCCGCATTGACGAGCGGGGCATCACCTTCACGGAGGCGGACGGCGGCATGTGGAAGCTGGTAGCCCGCAAGACCATCAAGGCCTATCTGGAGGAAGCACTGAAGGATATGATCGACGATGGCCGTGTGGTCGTGATGATGTAAGTAAAAAAAGCCCCGGCGGAGCTGGCACTCCGTCGGGGCGGGCAAAACCTTTGAAAAAGATTTTACAGGAACAGTTTACCGCCCTTTGGGGCGGATGTCAAGGAGAAACGTATGTACCGATGCAATGAGACCGGGCGGGAGTTTGAGGAACCCCGGTACGATCCCGACTTCTGGAACAAAGGCGACGGGGCGAAGGTGTGTCCCTGCTGCGGCGACACCGACTTTGAAGAGGTCTATCCCTGCGATATCTGCGACAGCTATTCCAGCTGGGATGAATGCGGTTTTGTAGAGCACAACCAGACATGGTATCTCTGCCCGGACTGTCGGAGGATCGCCATCATCAACCTGTTTGAAAAAGGCGCTCAGGAGTTGGGCGACACGGAAGGGGCTTGGCTGGACGATGTGCTGGACGGCAACAGCTGGGCGGATTTGAAGAAAATTTATGAGGAGGCAAAGAAAAATGGCACTGTTACCCTTTGAAGAACTGATTAAGGTCGATGTGAGACCCTTCTGCGAGACGCGGAAGGCCAAGGACGACAACGGCAACATGGTGGATATCCCCTATCTGAACTGGGCCAAGTGTGTGAAGCTGCTGCACGAGAACGGCGCGAAGGACGTATGGTTTACGCCCCGCGTCTGCCCGGAGACAAAGACCTATCTGTGGCCGCAGGCGGACGTGACCACCCGGAAGGGCTACAAGACGCAGTGCTGGTTCGTCAGCGTGGAAATCCACATCGACGAGCTGGTGTTCAACATGGACACGCCGCTGCTGAACGGGGCGCTGGTGGTCTATGAGGACACGCTGAACCAGCTGCGTATTTCCAACGCGCAGGCCCGCGCCTTCGTGAAGGGCGTGGCGCTGCGAACGGGACTGGGCTTTGACCTGTGGGCCGAGAGCGGCGACGGGGACGACGGCGAGGACGATCTGAGCCGCCACAGCATCTGGGCCATCCGGGAACGGCTGGAGCGGGCTATTACCGCCAAGGAAAAGGCGGGGCTGGATCACAAAGACCTGCTGGCCGCCCTGCGGATCAACGACAAGCAGCTGAACCAGCTGATGGGCTACTTCGCCAAGCTGGACGGCCTTGAGAAAGCGGTGAGCAAGCTGTGATCCACGATCAGGACAGGAGCGGGTGGTTCGGGGCCAGCGACACGGCTACCATCATGGGATCGTGGGAGACGGAGACGTTCCGAAAGTGGTGGGCGGTGAAGCTGGGCATCCGGCAGGATCACTACACCAACGCCGCCATGCAGGCGGGCACGGCCTATGAACACAAAATCCTGGACGCGCTGGGGGTAAAGACCCATGACCGGCAGATCAAGGTTTACGCCCTGCGGCTGCGGGTGAACTACGACGGGGACGATGCCCAGACCGTTACGGAGGTCAAGACCTACAGCAAGGCTCCCTTCAAGGTGAGCCGCGCCTACTGGATGCAGTGTCAGGTGGAGATGTTTGCCAGTGGGTGGGGCCTGCGGCGGCGGAAAGCCTGCCGGATCGCGGCCTATCCGGTCGGCGAAGCGGAGAAGCAGAACTTCTTTTTGCCCGTCGACCCCGGCAGGATCAGCCTGTGGCCCATCGAGTACGATGAGACGTGGGTGGAGGAGAAGTATCTGCCCCGCCTGCGGTATCTGGCCACGTGCCTGAAAACAGGCCGGTGGCCCCGAAAGGAGGAAGTGCCATGCAGCAGGTGACGGTGGACGCCGCACGGTGGCTGCGGGACGGCGACGGGTCGTGGCTGGCCTTCCGGGTAGGCAGCGACAAGACGGCTATGGACGTGTGCGACAGCCTGAAAGCCGGGAAGGAATACAACCTGACGTTGAAGCGCAAGGGCCGCAGTCTGGACGCCAACGCCTATTTCTGGGTGCTGGTGAATCGGCTGGCGGACAAGCTGAAGATCGAGCCGGAGGGCATCTACCGGGCCTATATCCCGGATATCGGCGGCGGCTATGAGGTGGTGCCGGTGCGGGAGGATCGCATTGACGCATGGGAAAAGGTCTGGTGCAGCGGCCATATTGGCCGGATGATCGAGGACATGGGGCCGTGCCGCAACATCAAGGGCTATCACACTGTCCGGTCTTACCTATCTTCCAGCGATTACGACACGGCTCAGATGTCACAGCTCATTGAGTTGGTGGTGGCGGACTGCAAACAAAATGGCATCGAAACTATGACGCCCAGAGAGCTGGACGCGCTTGTGTCCCGGTGGGGCGAGGTGAGCGTATGAGCACAGCAAAAATCTATACCGCCCACGGGAAGTCTTTGACCATGCGGCAATGGGCGAAGGAACTGGAACTGCCGCAAAAGACATTGCGGAACCGGCTGGACAGGGGGGTGGACGTGGGAAGCGACCTTCCGGCCGGGGAAGCAGCTGCACCGGGGTGGCACAACGGGGTCGCGCCGCACTGATCACACGGGAGAGCGGCACGGGATGCTGGTGGTCGACCACTGTCTCGGATCGGGGCCGGATGGGCCGAAATGGCTCTGCGTGTGCGACTGCGGCAAGACGCGGGTGGTACTGGCGCGGAATCTGAGAGGCGCATACAGCTGCGGCTGTAAGGCGAGGAGAAAGGCAGACCGCCGCCCCGGCCATCCACAACCATGCTGGACGTGCCGGAACTACGCCGGAGGGTGCAGCTGGTCGCAGAAGTATCCGGAGCCTGTGAAGGGCTGGGACGCGACCCCCACCACGAAATATCAGGGGAATGCGGGCGAGGTCACATCTTTCGCCATCCATTACTGCCCGGAGTATGTACCTGACGGAACGGAGGTATTGATGAATGGGTGAGAGACGGTGTTATTTCTGCCGCAAAAACGGCAGCGCCGACCCGCTGGAGCGGCACCATGTGTTTGGCGGGAACCACGCTGACCGGAAGAAAAGCGAGAAATACGGCGCTGTGGTAGACCTGTGCGGCAATGCGTGCCACCGGAACGGAGAACACGCCGTCCACCGGGACGGGGACGTGATGCGCCGCCTGCGCCGGGAGTTTCAAGTGAAGATCATGCAGGAACAGGGCTGGACGGAGGCGGAGTTTATCCGGGCGTTCGGCAAGAGCTACTTATAGGAGACCCTATGACACAGTGTGAGAAAATCCTGCGGTATATGCGGGACGTTGGCCCCATTACCCAGCTGGACGCGGCCAAGGAGTTTGGCTGTTACCGGCTGGGCGCGAGGATCTGGGATCTGAAGAAAGCGGGCCACGCCATCCGGAAGCGGATGGTATCAGAGAAAAACAGGTTCGGCGAGAGCGTGAGCTTCGCCGAGTACAGACTGGAGGATAAGAGATGCTGAACAAGATTTTCATCATGGGTCGCCTGACCCGTGATCCGGAGCTTCGGCGGACGCAGAACGGTACGGCGGTGGCCGGGTTCGCGCTGGCGGTCGACCGGGACTATAAGAACGCTGACGGCACCAAGGAGACGGATTTCATCGAGGTGGTGGCATGGCGCAGCAGCGCCGAGTTCGTCAGCAAGTACTTTGCCAAGGGTCGGATGGCTGTGGTGGAGGGGCGGCTCCAGATCCGGGACTGGCAGGACAAGGACGGCAACAAGCGCCGCAATGCAGAGGTCGTGGCAGACAACGTGTACTTTGGCGACAGCAAGAAGGAGGGCGATTCCTCCGGCGGCTACAAGGCGGCAGGCAAGGCCGTGGACGTGGAGCCGGGCGAGGGAGAGTTTGCCGAGATCGAGGACGAAGAAGATTCGCCGTTTTGAGGTAAATACGGGAGGAAGGAATACAACACAGCGGGGCGTATCGTGGGCGCGAACCGTGACGGCTGGCCGGGATCGAGCCAGCGCACGACGGCGGCGCGGGCGAAAATCCCCCTTTGTCCCCCTTCCTTTCCCCCACACCCCCTATCTATCCCCCTATATCCCCCTTACACACCCACAACGAGAGAGATATTTCTTCTTGTGGGGGGGTGTATAGAGGGCAGTGCGGGAGAAGGAGAGAACATGACGAAAGAAGAATTTGAACAGGTTTTCACGGCGCTGGGGCTGTTCTGGCCGCGGGAAACCGTTTCGGACAGCCGGAAGGCGGCGTGGTGGCTGGCGCTGAAGCCGTACCCCTATCAGGGCGGTGTGCGGGAGAAGATCATTGCCTATGCCCGGTCGCCGAAAGGGAACTTTTTTCCGGATGTGGCGAACCTGACGGCAGGTCTGACGCCGGAGATCACGGAACCGGAGAAGTCCGGGCCGGATTGGATCGACGAGCTGCTGGAGAAACTGCCGCCCCACACGCCTGACCCCATTACCAAGTACGCTTCCAAGCATGGGATCACCTGGGGCGAGGCGAAAAAGGCGTTGGAGGGTCGGACATGAGCAGAGAATCATTCATCATCCGCTATCCGGACACCGACGCCGGAAAGAAGGCGTGGAACAAGGCATATGGGCTGAATGCTATCTATGCGGGAAAGCACTGGTCGAAGCGGCGGGACGACGCGAGACTGTGGCACACGCTGACGGTGAGCGCTATCAACGCCGCCCACATTCGCAAGCGGCCTTTTGAAAGGCCCGTAGTACTGACCTTCCAGTGGAATGACAGGCTGGATTGCTCCAACCACGCTTACATGGCGAAGCTGATCGAGGACGGCATGAAGGGCATTCTGCTCCACGACGACAGCCGCCGGTGGGTGAGGGGCATTGAGCACTACTTCCACGACAAGCCCTACATACGCGTGACGGTCACGGAGGTGGAACCATGAAAAACGGGATCTGGAAAGTGGAGACGGCGAGGCTTTGCTGGGCCTGCCAGATAGACATGATCCCCGAGTATATTATCCAGCCTACCCGCGAACAGCGGCGTGACCCGGTGAAGGATCGCTGGGAGAGCGGCGTATGTGAGCGCTGCGGACGGAAACAGAGCATGACAAAACTGCGCCGGTACACCATGAACCGGGCCGGACTGATGGCAAGGGGGCGAGAAAATGGGTAAGCAGCATCTATCCCGTGATGAGAGGCTGATTATGCAAGGCCGCTTGAAGGGAACGCAGGAAAACATGGACATGGTGGCAATGGTGCTGATGGACAAATGCGGCTGGCACGTCTTTGAGGAGACATCGGACAGCCGGGACACGCAGAGCATCGCGTATCTGTATGAGTGCCTGGAAAAGCTGGCAGAGGAGATAAACGAAGGCCGCATCAAGCGGAAGCACATCAAGGACGTGCTGAAGGATGAGTGCGGCGTGGTGTTTGGAGATTGAGATGATTTTTGCACAAGAGACGATGACCGGAGAGATCATCGTGGATAATTTCGCCGGCGGCGGCGGTGCATCGACAGGAATTGAGATTGCAACGGGCAGGGCGGTGGCGATTGCCATTAACCACGATCCGGCGGCTATTCTGATGCACAAGACCAACCACCCGTATACGGAGCATTTTCAGGCGTCCGTGTGGGACATTGACCCCGTGGCCGTGTGCCGTGGGCGGCGCGTGGGGCTGGCGTGGTTCTCGCCGGACTGCAAGCATTTCAGCAAGGCCAAGGGTGCGGCGCTGGTTGACCGGAAGATTCGCGGCCTTGCGTGGATCACCCTGCGCTGGGCGGCGAAGGTGCGGCCCCGCGTCATTATCCTTGAAAACGTGGAGGAGTTCCAGACGTGGGGGCCGGTACGGAAGGGCAAGCCGGTGAAGAAGTTGGCGGGCACCACGTTCCGGAAGTTCATCCGGCAGCTGGAGGAGTTGGGGTACACCGTGGAGTATCGGGAGCTGATCGCGGCGGACTACGGTGCGCCAACCTCCCGCAAGAGATTCTACATGATTGCCCGCTGCGACGGGAAACCCATCGTGTGGCCGAAGCCCACCCACAGCAAGACCGGCGCGGACGGGCTGCCCAAGTGGCGCAGCGCGGCGGAGATCATCGACTGGAGCCTGCCCTGCCCGTCGGTATTCGCCACAAAGGCGGAAATTATGGACAGGTACGGCCTGAAAGCGGTGCGCCCGCTGGCGAAGAACACTATGCGGCGGATCATCCGGGGCGTGGACAAGTTCACCATCCGCAGCGGCAAGCCGTTCATCGTACAGCAGAAATTCCAGAACGCTGCGCAGAACATCGAAAAGCCATTGACGACTGTTACGGCGGTAGGAGCGCATGAATTGTGCAAGCCGCTGCTGGCACCTGTGACGGTGACCAACACCAGCAACAGCGTGGGCGGGACGGTCGGAGCGCCGGTACATACCGTAACGACCGCAGGGAATCAGATGCTGGTAACGCCGTTCCTTGCGGAGTGCAACCACTCTGGCGGCGGGCATATTGCACCTGTGACGGATGCTCACAAGACCATCACCGCCAAGCATACCGGCGGCATCGTGGCGCCCGCGCTGATCCAGTATCACACGGAACAGACGGAACACGTTCGGGCATCCGGGCTGGGGACGCCTATCCACACGGTGGACGCCTCCAACCGATACGGCCTGACCTGCGCCAATCTGGTGGAGTATTACACCGGCGGCAGGCCGCTGGATGTGCAAGACCCCATGCACACCGTTACCAGCCACGACCGTGAGGCGGTGGTCGCCGCCCATGTTGTAAAGTTCAAGGGTGACAACCTGGGGCATGGGGCAGATGAGCCGATGCAGACAGTGACCACCAGCGCCGGGGAGTTCGCCGTGTGCAAGGTGTATCTGGCGAAGATGCACGGCGGCGACGAGCTGGGATACTGGCCGCTGATCCGCGACCTGCTGAACGAGTTCTGCGGCTACACGTTGGCGGAGGACGAGGTGCTTCTGCTGGAGATCGGCGGCGCACTGTACTACATCGCGGATATCGGGCTGCGGATGCTGTCGCCCCGTGAGCTGTACAACGCTATGGGATTCCCGCCGGATTACATCATTGACCGCGACTATGAAGGCCACGAATACAAAAAGAGCGCACAGGTGGCACGGTGCGGCAATGCGGTGTGTCCGCCGGTGGCATCCGCGCTGGTGCGGGCCAATCTGCCGGAGTGGTGCGACGTGACCATCACCACAATGGCGCAGTTGATGGACTGCGTGGCGGTGTGAGAGGAGGAATGACATGACAAGAGATGAGATCGTGACCGCGCTGCGGGAGCACGCTGAGCGAGCGGTTGGTAACGAGTGGGGAACGTCTATTATTACACTGGACGATAACCTTTCCGCTGCCGCTGACCTGATCGAGAACCAGCAGCGGGAGATAGAAGCGCTGCGGCAGGCCAATGAGGGTCTGCGGTTTAATCTGGCGGAGAAGGACGGCGGCGAGACTTGTCGTGCAGCGCTGGCCGCTTTTGGCAGAGATTCGCAAATGATGGTAGCCATTGAGGAAATGAGTGAGCTGACAAAGGAGCTTTGCAAAAACGGCAGAGGGCAGGAGAACACCAACCACATTGCGGAGGAGATCGCCGACGTGGAGATCATGCTTCAGCAGATGGTGATGCTGTTCGACTGCGCGGGACAGGTGGAGACATTCCGCCGGCACAAGCTGGAACGGCTGGCGGGGCGGATTGAGGAGGTGAAGGGATGAGCAATAAACAGACCATCATGCAATTAGCCAACGAGGTTATCAGGTACCTAAACGCCTGTGCCGATGAGGCTTTTGTTGAAAGCGTTTTGGAGTGTATCAATGACGGCGTGGAGTTCGGCGAGGACGAGATTAGGGAGGTGGAGTGATGGCGAAGTACATTGACCAGTCCGTAGCAATTGCGCGGCTGACCCATATAGAAGTGACAAAGCCCACGGCTACTATGACGGATGCCAAACGTGCGCTTGCGGATATGTTTCCGGCCGATGTGGCGTCGGTGGTGCATGGTCGGTGGGTTCACCATGATGACGGCGTAGTTACTTGCAGTGAATGCGGAAACGCAGAATCCAGTGAAAGCTACTATTGCAGGTATTGCGGGGCGAAGATGGATCTGTAAGAAACCGGCACAAATGAAAATACGATGGGAAAAGGACACGCTTGACACCGAGGAATGAAAGGCAGGTGGGGCGCATGGCAAGCGGGAGCTATCGGCAGGTTTATGTGGTGTGCCCCTACTATGTGACGGATAACGGCAGGGACAGGATCGTATGCGAGGGGCTGACCTCCGGCGGGCAGAACCAGACCTTTTACCAGAAGCGGCAGGACTACGCCTTGCAGATGGAGCTGTTCTGCTGCGCTGACTACTGGCGATGCGAGATATGCGCCGCGCTGGATGCCAAATACCGGGAAGATGACAATACGTAGAGGGATGGGCTATGTGCCCGTCCCTTTGCTTTTTGTGGTGGGATAGAAATTGCCATTTGCGGTTTGGTAACATGGTAAAAACGCAGTGTGCATTGAGAGGTGGTGACGAGTGGCCAATGAGAAAAACCTTATTCCGCATCAGTTTACATCAGACCAAAACCGTGAAGAAGCCGCGAAAAACGGCAGGCTGGGCGGGAAAGCGTCCGGGGCTGCGCGGCGCCGAAAAAGAAGCCTGAAGGAAGCGGCTGACCTGTATCTGTCTCTCCCCGTGGAGGATAAGCGGCGCTGGAACAAACTGGCCCGCCGGTATCTGGACGCGGAGGAGATCGACAACCAGATGGCCATGATCGTGGCGCTGTGGGACGGGGCCATGTCCGGTGACGCGCGGTCGGCCAAGGTGCTGATCGACCTGATCGGCGCGGAGGGCGAGGAGCAGAGCGGCGGCGAGACGCTGGAGATCACGGGGCTGCCGGAGGAGTACAAGCGATGATACTGGATATGTCTCAGATCAGCGACAAGCAGGACGCTTTCCTGCGGGACGGACACCGGCATGTGGCCTATGGCGGGGCACGGGGCGGCGGCAAGAGCTGGGCCGTGCGCACCAAGGCCAAAATACTGGCCTGCGAGTATCCCGGCATTAAGCTGCTGATCGTGCGAAAAACCTACCGGGAGCTGGCCAACAACCACATTGACGTGCTGCGACCGGAGCTGCACGGCATTGCCAAATACAACAAGTCCGACAAGGTGTTCACCTTCCGCAACGGCTCCACGCTGGCCTTCGGCTACTGCGCTACAGACAGCGACCTGATGCAGTATCAAGGCGCGGAGTATGACGTGATCTTTCTGGACGAGGCGGGGCAGCTGCAAGAGGACTGGATCAAGAAGATCAACGCCTGTGTGCGCGGCACCAACGGCTTTCCCAAACGCACCTACTACACGCTGAACCCCGGCGGGCCTGCCCACGGGTATTTCAAGCGCCTCTTTGTGGACAGGCGCTTTGAGGACGGGGAGAGGCCGGAGAACTACAGCTTCATTCAGGCACTGGTCACCGACAACAAGGCGCTGATGGCAACCCAGCCGGACTACATCACGGAGCTGGAGAATCTGCCGCCCAAGCTGCGGGAAGCGTGGCTGTACGGCAGCTGGGATATCTTCGAGGGACAGTTTTTTGAGGACTTCCGGCCCGATCCGCCGGTCAAGCTGGCCAAGGACTTGGGCACCACGGTAGAGGAGCTGCGGAAGCAGCACAGATGGTGCCATGTGATAGAGCCCTTTGAGCCGCCCCGTGGGTGGAACATCATGCGCAGCTACGACTTTGGCTATGGAAAGCCTTTTTCTGTGGGGTATTGGGCGGTGGACTACGACGGTGTGCTGTACCGGATCATGGAAATGTACGGCTGCACCGCTACCCCCAACGAGGGCGTGAAGTGGTCGCCGGACGAGCAGTTCCGCCGCATGGCAGAGCTGGAGCGCAGTCACCCGTGGCTCAAGGGACGGGAGATCGTGGACAGTGTGGCAGACCCGGCTATCTGGGACGCTTCACGGGGTGAGAGTATTGCCGAGACTGCCACGCGGTACGGTATCTACTTCTCCCCCGGCGACAACCAGCGTATCCCCGGCTGGATGCAGGTGCACTACCGGATGCAGTTCGACGAGAACGGCTATGCCCGGATGTATGTGTTCAACTGCTGCAAGGCGTTTATCCGCACCATCCCGCTGATGATGTACTCCGAGACAAAGCCGGAGGATCTGGACACCGATCTGGAGGATCATGTGGCCGACGAGGTGCGGTATATGTGCATGTCACGGCCCATCAAGCCGGTGGTGCCGGTGAAACCGAGGATCATACTCAGCGACCCGCTGGATATGTTCAAGAGGCGATAGGAGGAACATATGGAAGAAACCAAGACAATGGAAGCTCCGCAGGCGGCGGCCATCGGGGCAGAGCAGGTGAAGAAGCTGACGGCGGTCTTGCAGAAGTACAAGACCGGGAAGAAGCGCACGGAGCAGCGGATCGTGGCCAGTGAAAACTGGTGGAAGCTGCGCAACGACGCCGAGGAGAGCGGCGACAGCCTGACCATGGCCAAGGAGGGCTTCAAGAGCGCGTCGGGCTGGCTGCACAACGTGATCGTCAGCAAGCACGCCGACGCCATGGAGGCGTACCCCGAGCCCAACATCCTGCCACGCGAGGAGGACGACCGGGCCGAGGCCCACATCCTGACGGCCATTATCCCCTGTGTGCTGGAGCAGAATCAGTTTGAAAAGACCTATTCCGACGTGGCGTGGCAGAAGATCAAGAGCGGCACCGGCGTGTACAAGGTGGTGTGGGACAAGGGCAAGCTCAATGGGCTGGGCGACATTACCATCAGCAAGGTGAACCTGCTGAACCTGTACTGGGAGCCGGGGATCACCGATATCCAGCGCAGCCGGTACTTCTTCCATACGGAGCTGATGGACAAGGATCTGCTGGAGGAGCAGTATCCGGAGCAGCTGAAGGGGAAGCTGACAGGGCAAAGCTTCCTGTCTACCCGCTTCCTCTACGATGACACGGTGTCCACCGACGGTAAGGTGACGGTGGTGGAGTGCTACTACCACAAGTATGTGCAGGGCCGGAAAACGGTGCAGTACGTGAAGTACGTCAACGAGCAGGTGATCTTCGCCACGGAGAACGATCCGGCGCTGGCCCGGCGGGGACTTTATGACCACGCCATGTATCCCTATGTGTTCGACGCGCTGTTCCCCATTGAGGGCAGTCCCTGCGGCTACGGCTTTGTGGATATCTGCCGCAATCCTCAGACGTGCATCGACCTGCTGAACACCAGCTTCGTCAAGAACGCCATGGCGGGTGCTACGCCCCGGTATTTCAAGCGGCAGGACGGCGGCGTCAATGAGAAGGAATTCCTTGACCTGACCAAGAGCATCGTCAACGTAAACGGCAATCTGGGGGAGGACAGTCTGCGGCAGATACCGTTCCAGCCGTTGGACGGCGTGTATGTCAACTACCTCGACCGGATCATTCAGGAGCTGCGGGAGACCAGCGGCAACACGGAGACGGCCACCGGCTCCACCAGCAGCGGCGTGACAGCGGCCAGCGCCATCGCCGCCTTGCAGGAGGCCAGCGGCAAGGGCAGCCGGGACAGCAGTCTGTCCGCCTACCGGGCGTACACGGAGCTGGTGAACCTGAGCATTGAGCTGATCCGCCAGTTCTACGACATGCCCCGGAAGTTCCGCATTGTGGGACAGTACGGCATGCAGCAGTACATTACCTATGACAACAGCGGTCTCAAGCCCCAGGCGCAGCTCTCCATGGTGGAGGGTATGGGAGACAGGCTGCCGGTGTTCGATATCAAGGTCAGCGCCCAGAAGAAGAACGTGTACACCAAGGTGAGCCAGAACGAGCTGGCCCTGCAATTCTTCCAGATGGGCTTCTTCAATCCGCAGCTGACGGATCAGGCGCTGATGTGCCTTGACATGATGGAGTTCGACGGCAAGGACGGCGTGATGCAGAAGGTGAGCCAGAGCGGCACTATGTTCCAGAAGCTGATCCAGTACATGCAGTTGTCCTTGCAGCTGGCGGCAAAGGCCGCGCCGGAGATGGTGCAGGGGTTGAGCAATGACATCATGCAGACTATGGGCGTGACGCCCACGGCCGGCGGTGCGGCGGCCGTGACCACAGAGACCGACGCAGAGAAGGAGCCTGCCATTGTGGAGAACGCCAGAGCACGCAGCAACGACAGCGCCCAGCCGGACGGCGGGGCCGTGACAGGGAGGGCAAAGGATAAATGATCGATGTGACCTATGACCGGAAACGGCTGATCCTGAAGGTAAAGGGCCATGCTCACAGCGGCGAGGCGGGCCATGATCTGGTGTGCGCCGCCGCCAGCATTCTGGTGTATACACTGGCGGCCAATGTGACGGAGCTGTGCGCCGACCGGCGGAGAGTGCGGCGGCCTGTGCTGGAGATCAAGGAGGGAAACGCCACCATTTCCTGTGCGCCGGTGCACGGCATGCAGGCGGTGACAACGCTGGTGTTTGATACTGTGTGCGCGGGCTTTGACGTTTTGCAGCAGCAGTATCCGAAAAATCTGACGTATCGGGTGATTTAGTGGTGGGATAGAGATTCCTGTGGGCAATGGTGTAAGCTATACTTGCCTTTCATTTTCACCTCCTTTCTATGGCCGCCTGCCGGTGGGCGGCATCAGTACACCGGCACCTCTATGCGGGCAAATGTTCCAAGGCGGCGACGCGGTCTCCAAAACCGTGTGTGGTGGGTTCGATTCCCAACTGTCCGCGCCATACTCCATCGACTCGCCGGTCGTAAGCGGCAGATTTTCAGGAGGAAAACGCATGGAAAAGTATTTCAAGTGGCTGGGCTTGCAGCTGTTCGCCGAGGGCGGCGACGGCGGCGAGGGTGCGGCTGCGACACCGGGCGAAACTGCTCCCGACGCCGGGGAGACGCGCTTGCGGGAGCTGGGTGTGCCCGAAAGCGTGCTGGCAAAACGGGCGAAACGGGCCAAAGCAGCCCCTGCGCCGCGCATGGAACAGCCTGCCCCCAAGCAGGAGGCCGCGCAGCAGGAGCAGCAGCCCACCGATCAGCAGGACGCCGCTGCCGAGAATCCCGCACCCGAGGGAGACAATGCAGCCCCGGCCCGGATGAGCTGGGACGAGATCATGGCAGACCCGGAGTACAACAAGCAGATGCAGTCCGTCATCAAGGCGCGGCTCAAGACCGCCGGTCGGGCAGAGGACACGCTGAGCAAGCTTTCTCCGGCGCTGGAGCTGGTGGCCCGGAAGTACGGGCTGGACGGCAAAGACCCGGAGGCGCTGGCAAAGGCCATTTCGGAGGACGATTCCCTGTATACAGAGAAGGCCGAGGAGATGGGCATGTCGGTGGCGGCGGTGAAGCAGATCGAGCAGCTGCAGCGGGACAACGCCCGATTGCAGGCCCAGAACGAGCAGACCGCCGCACAGCAGGCGTTCAACGCCCACATGGAGAACCTTCACCAGCAGGGGGAGGCGCTGAAAAAGACGTTTCCGTCCTTTGATCTGCTGGAGGAGCTGAAAAACCCCGTGTTTTCCCGCATGACCTCGCCCAACAGCGGTTTGAGCGTGGAGGATGCCTACTACGCCATCCACCGCAAGGAGATCCAGCAGGCCGCCATGCAGGCGGCAGCGCAGAAGACGGCGGAGCAGATGTCCAACGCCATCCGATCCGGTCAGGCCCGCCCCGTGGAGAACGGGACGCAGGCACAGGCTCCCTCTGTGACCACATTTGACTATGCCCATGCTTCCCGTGAGCAGCGTGAGGCGCTGAAGCGCCAGATCAGGGAAGCTGCGGCCAGAGGGCAGAAGATCTATCCCGGCAAGTAAGCCGCGCTTCTCCCTCTGTGACGACGAGAGGAGAATTGTACATGAAAACTATCGCAACCAAGCTGATGGTCTTTGCCATCAATTTGCAGCTGTTTGCCGACGCGGGCACTGTGGTGAACGCCACCGGCAACTATGTGAACGCCTATGACGGCACCACCACCGCCTTTTCCGGCGCCAACACGCTCAGCGGCGAGCTGAAAACCTTCTACGACACGGAGCTGCTGGAAAACGCCCGTGTGGAGCTGGTGTATGCGCAGTTTGCCAAGAAGCAGCCTCTGCCCAGAGGCCGGGGCAAGACCGTGGAATGGCGCAAGTGGAACACCTTCGCCCGTGCCGGTAAGCTGACCGAGGGCGTGATCCCCACCGGCCAGAAGTTCGGCATGAGCGTCAAGACCGCTTCCATCGACCAGTACGGCACCTTCGCCGCTGTGTCCGACCAGTTGGAGCTGCACGCCTATGACGACGTGATTCTGGGCGCTACCGAGGAGATGGGCGCATCTCTGGCGGAGACGCAGGAGGTGCTGATCCGCGACGCGCTGCTGACCAACACCAACGTGCTGTACTGCGACAATGTGACCGAGGACGGCACCTTCGTGTCCACCCCCACCTCCTGCGCCACCATGGCGGCGGGCGGCACCACCGGCAGCAGCGACAGCGCCACCCCCAACGGCTGGGCCAAGCTGACCCCCGACATGGTGGCCAAGGCCGTGACCAAGATGAAGAAGGATCGCGTGCCCATGATCCACGGCAAGTACGCGATGGTGATCCACCCCAGCGTGGCCTATGACCTGCGCAAGAGCAAGGACTGGGTGGAGGCCCACAAGTACGCCGCCACCACGGAGCTGTTCAACGGCGAGATCGGTGAGCTGCACGGCATGCGCTTCATCGAGGATGTGTTTGCCCCGGTGCTGACCGGCAACAACTACAAGAATAAGGCCAATGGCGCCACCTACGCCTGCTATGCCTTCGGCAAGGATTCCTTCGGTATTATTGATCCCGACGGCGGCGGCGCGGAGATGATCGTTCACGACAAGAGCGAGATCGGCGGCCCGCTGAACCAGTTCAGCACCATCGGCTACAAGTTCGAGACCAACGGCGCCACGATGCTGTACCCCGAGCGCATGCTGCGCGTGATGGCGGTGTCCAGCTACAGCGCCACCGATACGGCCAACTGACGACCCATGAGGGGCAGGGAAAGCCCTGCCCCTCTCATACTGTAAGGAGGACAACATGGCAGATAATAACGTGAATATGCAGAACCCTGACGGCGTGCAGGTCGATCCTGCCGCTTCCACCACCCAGCCAGAGGAGAAGAAAACCAGAAAGAAAGCCGCGCCTGTGGAGGAGGAGCGGGTGGAGGTATATATCCCCCGCGGACAGTCCAACGACGACCCCAACTTCTTTGTCAGCGTGAACGGCACCAATTACCTGCTGCCCAAGGGCAAGAAAAGCATGGTGCCCCCGTGTGTGGCGGCGGAGATTCGCCGGGCCTTTGAGGCACAGGAGATGCTGGAGCAGAAGAAGGAAGAACTGCTGGAGGCTGCAAAACAGCCCCAGTAACAACAGGACACAAGGAAGGGGAGCGGCGGCTCCCCTTTTTTCAAAGGAGGATATGACGATGACCATCAATGAAGCGGTGGAGCTGGTTGACCGCATGAAGCCCAACCAGTACGACAACGAGACAAAGGTGCGGTGGCTCAGTAAGCTGGACGGGATGATCTTCTGGGAGGTCATCGCCACCCACGAGGGCAGCACGCTGACGCAGTTCGACGGCTACGGGGAGGCCGACCCGGACACGGTGCTGCTGGTGCCGTATCCCTATGACGAGGATGTGTACAACTATTTCCTGCAATCCCAGATCGACAAGGAGAACGGGGAAATGGCCAAGTATAACCAGAGCGTGGTGCTGTACAACAATGCCTATCAGACGTTCTGGAACTGGTACAACCGGACGCATGTGCCGCTGCCTGCGGAAGCGGCCTTCCGGTTTTGAGAGGAGGGGCGCAGTATGCCGTATTTTCCCACCGTGGAGGAGACCAAGACCGCACAGCAGGTGACGGACGTGTTCCGGGGCTATCACCATGACCTGCGGATCGGGGACGGGGAATTCTACGAGATGCAGAATCTGACCTCCGACTACTACCCCATGCTGGCCAGCCGGAACCGGCGGGGCGTTCTGGACGCCACGCTGACCGCGCCGGGCGGCATGTTGGCAAAGGAGACGCTGGCCTATGTGGACAACGGGAAGCTCTACTACAACGGCTATGAGATCGTGGGCCTGCGGCTGACGGCGGGCGAAAAGCAGCTGGTGAGCATGGGTGCGTATCTGCTGATCTGGCCGGACAAGAAGTATCTCAACACCAAGGATATGAGCGACTTCGGCGACATGGAAAACACGGTGGCTGTTTCCTGCGCGGAATCCAATGTCCGGTATGATATCTGCGACGCGAACGGCGCCGTGATACAGGACATTGCTACCACGCAGCCGGAAGAGCCGGAGGGCGGCCAGTATTGGCTCTGTCTCTTATACACATCTGACGCTGCCG